AGCCGCACCCGAAGTGGCTGCTGCACCTCCAAATCCTGTCATTGTTGCCCCGGCAAAGGGTACGGCTGCGCCCATAATTAAGTTCCTTGATGTACTGACACTTTATATTCTAAACCTAGTAATGTAAGCTTGAGAGGAGCATTTTGTGTCACAGTAATTTGCCCATCTGCGCTATACCCTAGTATACCATGTAACGTCTTTGTTCCTGTAAACTCAGGCACGGGTGACCCTAATGCACCAGCACCTAATGATCGTATAGGTAGCAAATTATCATTAATTACTATATTTTGTGTTTCGTAAAGCAATGCATTAACTTCAAGTACACGTTTTCTAAATCCAATACGGCTACCAGATTGCATTTTTAATTCTATTGGCATAGTCTTAATTTGTACATCAATAGGTAATCCTACCTCAGATGAAGTTGTAGGCGGATTAACAAATGTTACAGCACTATCAGCAGTCTGATCCAACTCAACATAACCATCTGACAGTACATTGACAGTTCGTCCATCAAGATGTGATGCGTCCAAACTAGTAGCAGTAGTGCCAATCACAGCAGAATCTGTTAGCCTTTCATCTTCAAAGACTTCAACATAATATTTATTTGTACCACCATCATTACGTTTAGCTACCGTATAAATATCTGTAATATCAACAGCCACATCAATAAATTCACCAACGGTTACAAACTCACTTGGCGCAATGACATTCTGTGCGCGTAGTAATGAGAATGCAGCAATTGTGCCGTCAGTCTTGTTTACAATAAGTAATAGATCATTTTCGTCTGTAGCCACAGCACGTCTAATATCCATACGGCTAGGTTCTTTTAATAAATGTCCTGACAATAAAGATATTTTAGACGTTACATAAGTCAATTGTGTATCAGAATATGCAATCTCTGATAATTGTTTACCTTGTCTTTGTAAAAATAATATGCCTGATTCTAACTGTTTAACTCTTGGCCCTTCTCGACAGCCATTACGTGAAGTAGATGATAAGAAAAAGTCTGAAGGTGTAATAGGCGTTAATCCTTCTTGCGGAACATAGAACTCACCGCCCGTAGTAAACACTTGCAAATCACGACCACTAATAATATCAACGATAGCATTAAAGGTATTAGTATCAAGAGTAGCTTCAACAGCATCATCATCCAATCCTTCCACAGCTTCAAAGTCAAAATATAAAGCAACTTTAGACCCCCATATAGTTGACGGTCTTGATTTAGAACCACCAAAGAATAAGCGTCCTTGATGAAAAGTAACTGATCTAGGCCATCCGCGCGATGCAGACCATGCATCTTCATACCCGGTTTCTAATTCCCAATCACCTGAGGCTATAGCTGATGTATCAAAAAATGGAAATTCTGTCACTACATTAACAACTGTTGAGCTAACATACTTAACAATTTTGGCTCGTCCTTGTGGATCAGCATTAATATACTGACCAACATGACCACTATTAAATACACCAGCAGATGCTGTTAATGTAATTTTACCAGACACATCGCTTGGTGTAAGTGTGGCTGCTGGATTACTTGTAGTGAGTGTAAAAGCATATTGAGGAACAGAATCAAATGATATAGCTGATATAGTCCATGTGCTATCAGATGCACCACGTACAATTTTAATAGGCGCTTGATCTTCATGCACAACAATTAAAGTATCAGCAGATTGAGTCCAGCATAAATGATCCATATGTGAACCACTTAAGCCAAAACCTGACGTATTAAGATAATCTAACCCTGAACTATTAATGTTAGTAATAAGTACTTTATCTTTAAAGATATACATTCTGTCAGTTGTAAAAACTAACATGTAACTATCATCAACTGAAAATTCAAACGGAATTAAACGTACACCGTTTTCTGGGCTACCACCTAATTCTTTCAAGAAACGAGTACCGGGTCTACGTCTAACACCGCCTTGAGGTTGGCAGATAACATTCTTGGCTCGTTCTAATGCATTCTTGTAAGACTCAATATCAACACGTGAACGCATCAACGGATCAAGTTCACCTGAAGTAAAGTTAGTTTGTAGATTTACAAACCTAGCCATTAGTACCTCACATCAATAAGTGCAAAGTCTTGAATTGCGTTAGTGGGTTGTCCTTGGGAATCTATTGACATTGCTGTACGCATGTAACCACCTCGACCATTCTCAGCCTGTGTGCCTTCTGCAATGGTACGCCAATATTCTGTTTTTTCTGTTTGATCAGTAATCGGTGTAGCTAAATGCCATGCCATTTGATAACGCAGTAATTGTACAAAGAAATGAGGCAAAGCATATTCAGGTGCATTGTATTGATAATCAATGTACACCTTTTCATAATTCGTTAATATCTTGTCACCTTGAATTTTATAATCACGCTTAGGTGTAGCGTAGGTAGAACTTGTATCATAGACTGCTCTTGGTCTTGCAATCATGTCTGATGGCATTTGATATTCATATTTGTATTCGTTGGTTGGCGTTGTAATCAGCCTTGAAAGTTGTACTTTCTTAAATGAAAAAGACCATGGATAACTTGCCATGGTTTTGATCTTAACGTCTGGGTACAAACGATCACATGTATTGGCTTCATCCGTTCCCTCTGTAAAAGATGAGATAGGATTAGCACCTAACATGATTAGTGCATCAGAGCATATTTTAATATCGGTATCACCAGTTGCCATTCATTATCTCCAAATGTGCAAATAGACGGGAGCATACACCCCCGTCACATTGCATTTTACTACTTAGTCAGCGTCAGCGACTGATAATGCTGTACCATCAGATACGTCAACAACGCCAGAAGCATTAGAAAGTACAGTAACTAATGTTGATGTAGGAACAGAAGCGTCCCATACATGAATTAAGTCACCTACTTTTAATACAGTAGAAGCGCCATTAAAATAACCTGAGGTATTAATGTCAGCAATAGCATCAGTACCCGGTGCTGTATAACTCCACATTTGAGGAGCATTACCAGCTTTAGACTGACCGCCAATAGGCTGTAGGTTGTCTTGTGAGTAAGCCATTATAATATCTCCTTATCTTAAGATTCACGACATGTGAGTTTAACGATACCCTCGTCATCAATAGCAACTGCGTTTGCAGAGAGAATTGTATTCACTAAGTATGAAGTTTTCTCTGGAACGTAATTGATTTCTGTACGAGGAGCGATACCTTCAGCGTAACCAACTGCTTGTTTGTGGAATGCAAATAAGCTACGGTCATTAGAACCGTCAATTGCTAAACCACCTTCAGTACGGTCACCAAGTACATGGAATTTGAAACCTAAGAAAGTATCAAGTTCGCCTTGTACTAAAGCTTTGATCGTATTGAAGTCAGAAGATGTTACTGTGTTTTCTGAAAGTAATGAAGCTAAAGAGTTAGCATGAACAATAATATGACGATCTGTTGGAGGAACGTTATTTTTGTCCATGAGTTTTTTAGTTTCACGTAATTTTGCTACGTTTAAATCAGCAGCAGAACCACCACCACCAACTGTATTAGCTACAGTTAATGAAGTTGATGAAGCTGTTAACGCATCAAGAATAAGTTGATCTTGTCTACGACCGACTGCGTTCGCTAAAACTTGAACGAGTTCTTGTCTTTCGTCAAAATTAACTTTTTTCTGCATAAAGATGTCGCTGTATTCTGCAGCGTTCCAATCTTGTAGGGTTACAGATACTTGTGAGAAGTCCACATTAAGAGGTGTAACATCTGTTTGTGGTACACGAAGTGTAGCTGCGCCTTTACCTACTTTTGGAAATTTTACTGTTTCACCCTCAACGCCTCGTCTCATGCGTGTAGCACCAACTAATTGTGCTTTAGCTTGGTACGCCTGTTTAACTTCGGCATCAAAGAGTGTAACAAAGGCATTACTTAAAGGAATTGCCATGTTATTCTCCTTATAGAAATTAATAAAAAATTAATCGCTGTGGTATGCCAGAGAATCTGGGCCGGTGCTTGCTATTTACGATAGCCATACGACAAGGTTACTTGTATTAAGGGTTGTATACAGAATAGATACAATAAGCCTTGAGTCAATTATAGTATCAAATCAAGGCTATTGCAATAAAACTAGCTAAAGTTTTGAGCGAAAGCTCTTTCTACTTTTTGCCTAAATGATGGGTCAGTTTGATAACGTTCGTCTGCAACCATAGCATATAGCTCTTCTTTGGTTGGCGCACCTTCAACAGGTGTAGTTTCTACAGGTAAACGTCCTTCGTAAGATGATCTAAGTTTTTCTAATGCAGCAATACCTTTAGCAGTACCGCCCATAATTTTAAACTCTTCAAAGTCATCTTTAGACCAAACGCCTTTGTTAACTAAGCCTGATGCCCATTTAACCATATTATTGATTCTAGCATCAGCATTTGGCCCTAAAGCTTTACGCTCCTCAGCAAGATTGGCTTGGTAAGTTTCAGCAACATTTTGATTCATTGCAACAACATCACCTACTAACGCATCAAACGCAGCTTGACTAATACCATACTCTTTTGCCCAGTTCATTACATGCGCTCTGACTGGATCATCTTCAGGTGTTGCGCCAAAGATTTCAGTATTGTATTTACCATCTTCAGGCGCTTTATGTTTACCTTGAGAGATTTGTTTACGCAAATCCATCCAAGATTTAGCAATACCTTCTAAATCGGGTTCTGCTTCTTCCCCTTTCCAAAAGTTTTCAGGCCACCAATCTGGTCGCTCTAAAGGTTCATCGTCTTCCTGTGCAGCGAGTTCTGCTGGATCACGATGATCAATTTCTACTTTATCAGGATTTTCTGAGCTGGCTTCCTCATTTTCGACTGTTGCTGAATCGAGTAGGCCAGTCTCTTCAGATTGCTCTTCTTGAACACTAGGCTCGATTGTTTCTTCGCTCATTATAATTTCCTTGCTCTAATTAACCTTGCTTCTAAATCTCTGATTATACTATTCTGTCCCTCTCGGTAATAAGCATAACTTGAGTCGCTACCCGGCAAGGCAACAGGTTGCTCTAACACAGCTTCTCGTAAGAATTGCATTAGCTTTGCTCCATCTTCATCACCCATCACTCTTAATACTAAGCGATCGGTATCATCTCTTTGTTGTTGTACGTCTCTGACATCAAGCGGTAACGCTTGTTCTAGATCATCCCATCCAGCCATATTATTTCCTTGTACCCATAACGTTAGGATTGGTCATCATAGATACCTCATCGTCAGGGTTTTTAAATGGTGATTTACCTTGAGCCATTCTCATTTCAGCATGTGCAATAGCTTTTTTTATCATAGATTCTGTAGGTGGTTTATTTTGTAAAATGCGATCTAATTCTTTTTTTGTAGTGGTTGGTACGATAAGTGGAATTTCTACTTCCTTACCATTCATGCCAACACCAATAGATTTTTCAGTTACTTTGTATCCATCTTTATCTGTATGAATACCTTTCCAGCCTGTGTATTTTTTACCGTCAGCTGGATTATGTCTCATGCCATAATCTTCTGCCATAATTATCCTTGTGTAGCGGCTTGAGCTACTTGAGCAACGGCTTCAGGGTTCTCGGCTGCCATCTGCATCATTTGTTGTTCTTGCATAGCTTGAGCCTGTTGTTGTTGAATCATCATCCTTTCTTGTGGGGTAGGACGAAGTCTTTGTGGAATGCCCAACTTATCAGCTATGTAATCCATCATTTCATCCATCTTAATGGCTGTTTGAGGATTACCTGTTGATTGAGCAATTTGTGCGTACTGCATTAAATTTTG